GAGGCCGCCAGCCATGAGGCCGCCGCCAATGTTGCGCCAGATACCGACAATCGGATCGTATTGCTGAACCGTCGTGTAAGGCCCGGTTCGAATCATCATGCGGCCCGCCGGAATGAGCTGAACCTGCCCGGCCTTCAGAGTAACGACGTTGGTCGCCAAGCCGCCGAGAGACGGAAGGACGCCAGGACCTGCGAAAAGCGGCATTTCAAGCTCCTATTCAGATGACGGCGGGCTGCGTGCCCGGAACGGCCTGCCACGCCGCGCCAGTGATGCCCGTGACCTGCGCGCCCGAGGACGGCTTGGCGCAGACGAGATCGGCGCACGAGATGAGAACGCCGACATCGGCGATCTGGCCGACGTTGATCAACGGCTCGAACCCCGAGAAGGTCATCGGCGCGTATTCGGACATGTACATGCCGGTGTAGCGGCTGTTGATGAAGAACGCCGAGCCGAGCGGGCAGAACGGATCGGGGAAGATCGGCGTGTCGAGCACCTTGATGCCGCGGAAGCCCGCGTTGACCACGTCGTCCTTCTCGTAGATCGAGCGCGGACGAGTCTGGTACATCTCGAGGCTCATGAAGTCGGTCATCAGCTCGGCCCAATTGGCCGGGTTCATGACGCCGAAGTCGGGAGCTTCGCCGCCGGCGCCGGACTGGATGCGCGTCAGAATCTGCGCCGCGCCGACGCGCGTCGTGACCGCGGCGCCGGTGTTGTTGATCAACTGGCCGGACCAGAACGAGCCGGGGGTACGTGCGATGCCGCCATAGGACGGGACGTTGGTGCCGTCATCATAGGCCTGCGACAGGCTATCCCACATCTGCGCATTGGCGTAGTTGTTCGAATAGAGCGCCTGCGCGTAGGCCTGCTTGATGACGACCGCGGCGTCCGACATGACGGCGCGCAGCTTGGGAATGACAACTTCGGAACTCTGGAGAATCGACTCCATGCCGAAGAAGCCAATCGGCACCATGCCGAGCTTGAGACTGAACTGCGCGTTCTGGATTGCCGCCTGATCGGTCGGCATCGGGAAGTTGCCGTCGAAGCCACCCCACGAGAACTGGACGAAGGAGTTGCCCTGCACCGGAACGGTGATCTGGGAAACGCCGCCGCGCGCCGCCTTGCTGTTCGACATGAACAACGACAAAAGTGGGTGAGATTGGTATACTTGAACATAGCAACTCGGTAAAAAGGCTCTCCGCGTGAGGGCAGCCATCTGCGCCCCCAAACTACCTCCGGGAGTAATGCCAGAGCCCGTGAGAGTGCTTACCGGAGAATTGGGATAGGCCATGATCTACCTCACATACCGAACGACAGCGCGCCTAAGACTGCGCTCGACTGGTTGACTACCTCGTGGCTAAGGCCATGCTCGGTAAGAAGAGCCCGCGCCGCCGCGATCCTGTCTTCCAACCTCTGGCCGCTCGGCTGCTGCACGATCCACAGCTCAACGTATGTGCGGAGATACTTCATTGGGTTCCCAATGTCTCCCGCGTGAAACCGTCCGGGTCGCGCAAGAACGCCTCGATCTGGTCGTCCTGGTACTTGACCGGATTGCGGTGCAGCTCAGCCCGAGCCTCGTCCGCGTTCTTCGTGCCGAACAAATCAAGATCCTGAGATCGCCAAGTCGGTCCGGCCGGCGCGGTCGGCGGCGTCTTGGAAGCGACCCAAGCCGCAGCGGCGTCAACCGCGACGCCGACGTCGCCAGACACGCCCATCTCCTTGACGCGAGCGACAGCCTTGTCGATACCATCTTCGGTCAAGCTGTAATCGCGGCGCGCCTTGTCAATCGCCTGTTCGATCATTGTTTTGGCGCTGTGCTCTTCCCATGCCATGCGCTCTTCAGCGCGTGCTTTCTCGATCTTATCGAGACGCTCCCTGAGCATGACATTCTCGGCCCGAAGCGGCGCAACAAACGGCGCCACGGTGTCGTCGATGATCTTGGCGTCGGGGAACTTCGCCTTGGCGGCGCGGCGAACCTTCTCGCCGATCTCACCATCGCTCCACAACTGCTCGAGCAGCTCGGCGGCGCGAATCTGAGCTTGGGTGGCCTCGGCCATTTTACTTGGCCCTCGGCGCCGAGCCGCGCGACCCGTCCTTGCCGACGTGGTCGATCGACTTGATCCCGCTGAGACTGCCCTTCGGCTGAGCCGACGAGCGAGCGCCGATGTCCATCGCCTCGAAATCAGCGACATATTCCATCAGACTGCGATCGATCTTGACGTCGCCGTCATACGGCTTGGGGAATTTTCCGCTCGTCATCTCAAGCTCCTGGCATCGGTGGCATCGGGGGCCCGCCGCCGCCGTCAGGCGAAGGCGGAGGAGCAGCGCCCGCTCCGGGCATCTGCGGGGCCGGCGCGCCGGCCTGCTTGGCGTTTCGCGCCATCTCGACGAGTTGCTGGATCATCGCGCCGGGATCGCCCTTCGCGCCGCCCTCTTTCTCAACGGCCTTGCCGATTTCGGTCAAAGCCTTGAGACAGGCGGTGTGGATGGCTGAACCCATCGGCAGCGCGGGAAGCGCTTCCTGAAGAGTCTTCAGCCCCAGCTTCAGCTTCTCCATGCCGCTCGCCGCCGCGCCCTTCATCGGACCGGGCGCTGACGCTGGGCCAGCCACACCCGCCTGTGGCGGGGAGGGCGGAGCGCCGGGCATCATCGGCATAGGCATTCTGAAAAACCTCAGTGTGTTGGGCGAGGCACGCGAACACCTCGCCCATTGTTCACGGACGACCCGGAATTACTTCCGGCGGCCCTTACGACCCTTGTGACGCGCCATGGGAGTCTCCTTGTTGACGAGAGGGAAGAGACTAGCCTCACCCCTACGAGCCGAGAGACTACGCTGGACCAGAAGCGCGTGTCAATATAACGTGCGAAAAAGGCGAAGCTTATCAATACCATAGGATGGTATCAAAATGAGGATACCCCGTGACGCCAAGCAGCTGACCCAGTTCGTCCGCGAGACCGCGTCGCACTGCATGTCGTCCCGTCAGGCGCGAATGAACCGTGGCGCCTTCTATCAGGGCTACATCGACACCGGCTCGTCAGACGCAACGACGCCGGCGATGTACAACAAGCTGTGGGTGTCGCTCGACGACCTCGAATCCCTTCTGTTTTCCCCCGTATCGCTGCGCTTCCACATCGGCGACCCCGACTATCCCTCGGTGATCAACGAAGCCAAAGGCCGTGCCGCAGCCGCGCACATCCGAAACCAATACCGGCGCTGCGACGGCGATTCGATGTTCAGCCAGGCGGTCAACATCGGTCTGGTGCGCGGCAAAGGAATCATCAAACAGAGCTTCGCCAGCGGACGGTTGTCGACATGGCTGGTGCAGCCTGAAGATTTCGGCGTGCTGCGCGAGAACTACGACCGCCTCGACGAGAACATGGGCGCCTTCAATCATTCGATGCTGGTCACGTTCGACCAATTCGTCGGCCTGGTGAAGAACCACCCCGACAAGAACGAGATGCTGAAAAAGGTCAAAGCCTATACACGCGACAGCGCTGGTCTGACCGACACGCGCGGCGGCACGGCGATGAACATCACCGTCGGCGGGCTCTACCCGATGCAGGCGGCGGGACAAGGCGGCCCCCAGATAAACGGGCGCGTCGACTGGATGGGCCGACCGCAACCGCAGCTCGATCCGGCTGTCGAGCAAACACTGATCGAGCTCAACGAAACGTGGATTTGGGACGACCAGCGCGAGGATTGGGCGACATTCCAGATCGTCGGCGACGACCTCTTGGTGATGGGAAAATACACGATTCAGAACGCGCTAGCGTTCGACCCGTCGTCACAAACTTCGGCGCCGTGTCTGAAGGGTGATCACCCCTATTCGACATTCTGCCCGAACCCTGTGCCAACCTACTTCTGGGGCGCGTCCGAGGTGCAGCGGCTGATCTTCCTGCAAGAGGCGATCAACGCGCGACTCGTCGGCACGAACAAGATGCTGCGCATGCAGGAAGACCCGACGACCAAGTTCGTCGGCTCGACTGGCGTCAACCAGCTGGCGCTGTCGAAATACAAGAAGCCAGGCGGCCACTACGTCGAGATGAACGCCAACGCCAAGATCGAAAAAGATCGCATCGAAATTCCGCAGGACCTGTGGGCCTCGTTGCACGAATACGAGCGCATGTTCGACGAGATGATGGGCGTGCCGCCGATCGCCAAAGGCCACGGCGAAAAGGGTGTGCGCTCCGGCGCACATGCCGACACGCTGGTTCGCATGTTCTCGCCACGCTTCAAGGATAGGGCGCTGCTGATCGAACGCGACATCGAGCGCAGCGGCGCGCTGACGCTCGACATGGCGCGCGTCCACGTCGCCAAAAAGTTGGTCGCTTGGGTTCCCGAAGCCGAAGCGTCGCTGCAGAACGTGTCAACGCCGGAAGAAAACCTGCTGCTGACGCCGCCAGCCAAAGGGCTGGTTCCGGTCTACTTCAGCTTCGGCGATTTACCCGACGACGTGACGCTAACGGTCGACGAACACAGCTCATCGCCGGCATTCTCGGCCGACGGCAAAGCGCTGATCTTCGACATGCTGAAGACCGGCCTGCTGTCGCCGATCGAGGCGGTCGAGCATCTCGACGTCACCGATCCCGAAAGCGTTCAGGCCAACATCATGCGCCGCGAAATTGCAAAAGCCGAAGCGGCCGAAAAAGAATCGCAAATGAAACTCGCCATCCACCAAGGCGGCAAGAAGTAACCGAAGGAGAAAACCATGTCTCGCTATCATGTCGACAACCGCATGACCAACGCCCAACAGGCGATCACCACGACATTCAAAACCCAAGTTCAAGTGTGGTCAGCAACCGCCACGCTCTGCCGCGGCCGCGCCGTGGCGCTACAGATGGGCCCCGACGGCGCCCCCAACGCCACCGACTGTCAGATCGTCTACGAGGTGCAGCGCGCCACCGCCGACGGCACCTCGACTGTGTTCACGCCCGACCCGCTGAACCCGGCGGATGTCGCTTCACGCATGGTCGCCCACAACGCCTACACCGCTGAGGGCACCTACACGCTCGACATCTTCTCGCGCTCGCTCAACCAACGCGCGTCGATGCAATGGGCAGCGCAGGACACCGACGCCATGCTGACCTGGGCGGCGACCAACCTCGTTGGTCTGGCGCTGATTGCGCTGTCGCCGACCTATGCGTCGAACGTCCTGTTCGGCATGGAGTATGACGACCTGTGAAAGCCTGCAAGGTCTGCGGCGCGCCTGCGCTCGAACAGGTGCGAGGCCATCTCACCGAAAACGACAAGGGCTACGTCGCGCCGCGCGGCGTCGGCCCGGAAGCGAACTCGAACAACCCAGCGAATGCGACGGACACGCGCGTCGTGTGCAGCAACACGAAGCTGGCAATGCGTGGCCCCGGCGGCGCTCCCGTCGTAATCGAGGCCGACGCAAAGGCGTGGAATTTCTCCTACAACGGCGAAGGCTTCGTCTTTCCGCTGTGTGACAACCAAACCGGATGGAACAAAGCCGAATTCTCCGACTACACGCGATTCATCTGGGACCGAGACCATGGGGCCTAGCCGACAAAGAAAATCTCGCGGATACAGCATCATCACCGATCCGGCGTTTGCGCACCCGACCGAAACGGACACGTTCACATGCCTCCATTGTTCAAAGGTCATGGACAAGCCGCCGTTCAAGTCGGCAACCGACGACGCAATCGGCGCGTGGTGCCATTGCTGCAACGGACCGATCTGCCTGCGCTGTGTCGGCAAAGGTTGCCGGCCGATTGAGAAGTGGCTTGACCGCATGGAGTCGCGCCGCAGCATGTTTGAATGTGCGTCGTCATAGCGCATGACTCGCGTCATCATCACCGCAGCAGGCGCGGGGAGCGTCGTCGCCCCAGCGGGGACCTATCAAGTTCTCGTCGAGGCGTGGGGCGGGGGCGGCGGCGGCGGCGGCGCAACGTCCAGCTACGCCAACGGCGGCGGCGGCGGCGGTTATGCAAAAGCCACCTGCCCCATCTCGGGCGGCAGCACGCTTTTTTGGAATGTCGGTGCGGTAAAAACCGGCACAACCGGGGCCGGCGCAAACGGAAACAATTCGTGGCTTAACGTATCCGCCAATTCTCAGCCGGCGGTCATCGCTAACGGCGTCTTTGCGGTCGGCGGCACCGCAGATGACACGACGACGCCGCCTCCGGGCGGTGGTTTTGGACCGAGCGGCGCGTCCGGTTTTACCGGGGGCACTGCGGGTATTAGTGTCGGCGGGGGCGGCGGGGGCGCCGGATCGGCTGGCAATGGATCTAACGGGGGAAGCAGCTCTGGGGGGGCCGGGGGAACTCCAGACGGGGGCGCTGGCGGCAATTCTAACTAG